GTTCCCACATGCCCGGCGGAGAACAATTGTCCGAATGAGCCACGGCGAATTGATACCGCGAAGGATGCTGCAAAAGCCTTTGTCGACAGCTTACAGTCCGACGATCGTGCGGCGGTGGTCTCGTTTGCTGACACGCCAAGCCTTGATGGCTCGAAACCGAGCGAGGCCGGATTCTTGCGCACTGCTGAGGTAGGAAGGGAAGTGCTCGGCCTGAATCCGCAAAACATGCGAAGAGGCGAAGAAATGCGAATTGGTAAAACTTTGCGGGTGTTGGGCTACGAGCGTCGCAAAGTTTGGGCCGCAGGTCGCGCGCTTTGGGCGTTCGCGCCTGTCGAGCCTCGCGCTTCCCACCTTCTTCCCACCTCTGTTACACGGTAGGAAGGGGCCTCTACGCCCGGGGCCTTCCTACCTTCCTACCTTATTTCTATAAAGAAGGTAGATGGAAAAGAGTAGAGGGCTGTAGGGGGCGGGGACCATATATAGGAAGTAGGTAGGAAGGGAGGGAAGTAGGCAGGAAGGGAAGGAAGTGGCGCGCGCGCAAACTTTTGCAGATAGCGTAACTAAAGCTGGCCGCAGAGTCGGCGGGCCGCGCGCCCCGCATCTCGCAGCGCATCTCGCACGCGCAAGCGGCGCGATAACCACGCTACCAACGTAGACGAGCCCGCCCCGCGTAGAGACACTGCGCGGGCAATGTCAACCCCTAAGACGACCGCTTCCAAAACGCCGCGCATCGTGCGCAAGGCGCCCGTTGTCGTCGAGTGGGAGAAGGCTGGGCTCGTCAAGCTCGCCAGCAAATCCAAGGTCGCGGGCATGACGCGCGCGGGCTTGGAGAAGGCCGCGCTCCGGTCGTTCGAAATGGTGGGCGCCGAAACCTACCTCGCGGGCGTCGCGACGCAGCATCCGGCGGTCTACCTGCCTTTCATCGGCAAGTTGCTGTCGAATCGCTCGGAGGTGAGCGGCGTCGAAGGCAAGCCCGCAATCGTGATCGTGGCGGGCAGCGCGGAGGACTTGCTGTGACCGCGTTCGCCCTGACGGCACGCCAGGTTATCGCCCAAGCGGTGCTTGCGGGGCTGGCGACGTGGGCGATGCTGTTCGGGGGCGGCCGATCGGGCAAGACGTTCCTCGTACTGCGCGCGATCGTCCTGCGCGCGCTCAAGGCGCCCGGCTCGCGGCACCTCGTCGCGCGGCACCGCTTCAACCATCTTAAGGGCAGCGTGATCCTCGACACGCTGCCGCGCGTGATGCGGCTGTGCTTCCCCGGCGTGGAGCACACGCTTTCGAAAACGGATTGGTATATGACGCTGCCAGGCGGCGCAGAAATCTGGTTCGTCGGACTAGACGATAAGCACCGCACCGAAAAGATCCTCGGTTTCGAGTTCGCGACGATCTACATCAACGAAGCGTCGCAAGTGTCGTGGGCCTCGGTGCAGATGCTGCTGACGCGACTAGCGCAACGCGCGTTTCGCATCGATGGCACGCTGCTTCCGCTGCGTATGTGGTTCGACTGCAACCCGCCGTCGAAAGCGCATTGGTCGTTCAAGGTGTTCCGCCAGCACGTCGACCCCGAGACAGGCAAGCCGCTGCTAGGCGAACGCGCGAGTGTCCAGATGAACCCGGCGGACAACGCGGCCAACCTGTCGCCCGACTACCTGGCATCGCTCGGGGCGCTGTCGGCCCGCATGCAGCGACGATTCGTGCAAGGCGAGTTCGCCGACGCGACGCCCAACGCGCTGTTTGACGAGGCGGACATTGACCGTTGGCGCGTGTTGGACGGTGCAGTACCTGAGTTCACGCGCGTGATCGTCGCGGTCGACCCGAGCGGCAGCGGCGACACGGACAACGCGGACAACGACGCTATCGGCATCGTGGTCGCAGGGCTCGGCACGGACGGCAACGCGTATCTGGTCGAGGACTTGACCTTAAAGGCCGGGCCTGCCACGTGGGGCCGCATCGCCGTGCAGGCGTGGCAGCGGCACGAGGCGGACGCGATCGTGGCCGAAATGAATTTCGGCGGCGACATGGTGCGCGCCACGATCCAAGCCGCCGCAAAAGCGCTCGACGTGCGTCCCACGTTCAAACGAGTGACCGCCAGCCGCGGCAAGGTGCAGCGCGCCGAGCCGTTCAGCGCGCTCTACGAGCAGGGCAAGGTCCGGCATGTCGGCGTGTTCGTCGAGCTTGAGGACGAGCTTTGCGCGTTCTCAAGCGCGGGCTACACCGGGGCCACGTCGCCGAACCGTGCCGACGCCGCGATATGGGCACTGGCCGAATTGTTCCCGGCGTTGGTGGGCCAGCGCGAAAAGAAAGCATTCGCTATGCCCGCCCCCGCCGCGCACTGGATGGCCGCATGAGTGTCGAAATCAGCGTTATGGTTCTCGTAGCCGCCTTCGTCGCGTTCGTGCTGAGCGAGATCGAATGAGCAAAGCCGAGCAAGACAAGCACGCCCGCGCGAAGAAGCGTTTCGAGGACGCCTGCGACGTCTGGGCCGACCAGCACAAACGCATGCGCGAGGATTTGGAATTCTCCAACCCCGCAGACCCGCAGCAATGGGCGGAAGAAGCGCGCGAACTGCGCAAGGGCCGCGTGATGTTGACGCTCGACCGCACGAATCAGTACATCGTGCAGGTCGTCAACGACGCGCGGAAAAACAAGCCAGGCATCACGACGATGCCGGCCGACTCCAAGGGCGACCCTGCCGTGGCGCAAGCGCTCGACGGGATCTTCCGACACATCGAGTACCGCTCGCGCGCGCCGATCGCGTACGACACCGCAATCGACCACTCGGCACGCGTAGGGTTGGGTTGGCTGCGCGTCGTGCCCGAGGTCATCCGCTCCGACACGAACGAGCAGGAAATATGCATCAAGCGCGTGCACGACATGCTGAGCGTGATGACGCTTGGCGGCACGGAGCCTGACGGCTCGGACATCACGGACGCGTTTGTGGTCACGCGCATGACGAAAGCGGAATTCGAACGCGCGTACCCGAAGGCCGGTGCTTCGTCGTGGACCGCTGACGGCCGGTGGTTCTTCGAAGATGAAGTCACCATTTGCGAGTGGTTCTACATCGAAGAGAAAGAAAGCAGCCACATCCGCACCGAGAACGACGACGGCGAGGGTTTCACGCTGTCGGAGGATGACTACTGGGAACTGGCCCGAAAGGTCGGCTACGCGCCCAAGGTCGTGGAGACGTTCACCGTCAAGACCCACGACCTGCTGGTCTGCGAGGTCGAGTGCATTCCGGCGAGCCTCGCGCTCGATTTCGGCGCGATAGGCCAGCGGATAGACGACCCGCCAGATTTCCGCCGGGACCTCCTCAAACGGGCGTGCCTCCAACTGCGGCAGGAGTTGCCGCCCGGCCAGTATGCTGGGCATATACCGGCCGGCAGCCGCCGCCGCTTCGGCAACAGCCAAGAGCAGGCCGGGCGCGCGGGTTTGCTCGTAGGCAGCGCGCAATTCCAATTCGGCGGAAGCGTTGAACGCGATGCTCCGGAGCGCCTGCGCGCGCGACCATCGTTCGCCCGCTCCCGCAGGCACGAACCTGCTGATCGGCGCAACCGGCCCCGGCGTCTGGCTCAGCAATAGGAATTCTGCGGGATTGATCGGCTCGGAACCGATTTCGCGCAACCGATCCGCGGAACGCTCTCCAAAGTAGGTCTGGGGAAAGCGCTGCACTGCGGTCAGAAAGTAGCTTCGAGCATGCGCCGCGTTGCCGGCGCGCTCGTTGGCACGGCCCGCCCAATAGAGCGCATCCACCGCATAGGGGGATCTCGGATACTGCCGCAGGAATTGCTCGAACGGTTCTCGAACGTCTTCCCGCGCCATGTACGCGGTCCACAGCACCCGCCACTGCGCGGTGGGGGCCTGCGGGCCCATCGGAGAAGCGGAGACCGCCCTGCGGTAATACTCCGCGGCGCGCTCACGCTCCAGCTTGGCCCAGTGATAATTTCCGGCGGCGAACAGGGCCTCGGCAGTCCACAGACTCTGCGGATATTTTTCGGCACTCTGCTCGATGGCTGCGAACATCTCGCTTTCGAGGTTGGCCGAGCGATACCTCTGCGAGAGCACGTGCAGCCGGTCGAGGTGGACGAGTTCCGCATCGGCCCCGGCGAGACCTATGATGTCATCGTACGACTGCCGGACGAGCGCGCCGACACCATCTTTGCCCAGTCACTGGACCGAACCGGCTTTGCACGCGGCACGCTGGCTCCCCGCTCCGGCATGCAGGCCGATGTCCCGCATCCTGATGCGCCGGTGTGGCTGGAGCCGATGGACATGATGGGGGCGATGGCCGGCATGCAGGGGGACGTAGTTCACGCCGGGCATAGTGCGGCCGGGCAACCCAAGGTGCGCCACGCCCGCACGGAATTCGGCCCCGGTGTGGACATGCGCGTGGATTTTCCGCGCCTCAATCTCGACGATCCGGGCGTGGGCCTGCGCGGCAACGGCCGCCGCGTGCTAACTTACGCCGATCTGCGCACGGTCGGCGGCGCAATGGATGCACGGGCGCCCGGCCGGGAG